TCCAAGCCGGTCTGATGCGCAAGCCCAGACGTGCAACCATCGTGCATCACCTGATTCCGCGCACGGAACGCCCCGACTTGGAGCTTGACCTGCAAAATCTGCAATCCGTGTGTGCAATTTGTCACAATCAGGAGCATCCTGAAAAAGGTGGGGTGCATGGCGCTGACAAGCCGGGACAGACACGGTCGAAAATCACCGCGCGTATCGTGAAAATACAGGGGGAATAGCATGGAATACACGGACATGCCTGCGAACTTGCAGGATGAAAAGGCAAAACGGCTCTACACGGCGCTGTGCGAGGAATACTTGCGGACGCACGGCGTTGAGGAAATTCCGGACAGCAGCATGGCATTGCTGACGGACATTGCGACGATGGAGCAGATCAAGAGCAAGCTGCTCAAAGAAATCGAAAACCGCCCGATGGATCACATTCGGAACGGTCGGCAGGAGTACTGGAAGCCGAACGGAGCAATCGGCGAGGTCAACCGCCTTGTCAGCTCACAGCGGCGCAACCTTGCCGAACTGAAACTCACACCAGCCAGCAGGAAGGGCAGCATTGACGCGCCGACGGACGACGACTTCTCTGCCTACTGACAAACCCGCTCTGCCCACCGGAAGCCAGCGGCTTGAACAATATGTGCGTGATGTGCTGGATGGAAAGATTATCGCGTGCAAAAAAGTGCGAATGGCTTGTCAGCGCCATCTTGACGATTTGAAACGCAGTCAAGCGAGTGACTGGCCATATCGCTTTGATGCAGAAAGGGCAGACCGCGCAATCGGCTTCTTTGAGCGTTTCCTGCGTCCATCAAAAGGTGAAATCACGCGAATGGAACTGATGCCGTGGCAGTGCTTCGTCGAGGGCAGCTTATATGGCTGGGTGGACAAGCAGACGGGCTTGCGGCGCTACCGCGAAGGGCTGGTGTGCGTGGGGCGCGGCAATGGCAAGTCCACCATGATGAGCGGCAATGCTGCCTACTTGTGTTCCAAGGATGGCGAGCGCGGCGCGGATGTGTATTTGTTAGCGAACAGCAAGGAACAGGCCAGCATTGTCTACCGGGAATGCGCAACGCAGATTGCTTCAAGTCCTGCGCTGTGCAAGCACTTTGAGGTGCGGCGCGACGTTATCCGCTATCCAAGCACGCACAGCATGATTCAGCACCGCGCATCCGACAGCCGCAAGCTGGACGGGCTGAACCCGCACGGCGCTGTTTTCGACGAAATTCATGCGATGCGGGATTTCAAGCTCATCAATGTTGTCAAGCGCGGCATGAACAAGCGCAGACAGCCGCTGATGATTTACATCACAACGAT